TGGGTTCAGCACTTCAAAGATTATTACCCTGATTACAGGGTGATGAACCTGACCAAGAAAAGTGAAGCAATCAATTTCAGGGCGGTACTTGATACCAAGGACTTATACAACCAAGGTGTTCAAATGATAGGAGTTATCAATTATGAAACTGCTTTCCGGCGGGATTGGTTGCTGAAACTTAAAGATTTCACACTGATGCTTGATGAAAGTTCCCTGATAACCAATGAAACGGCAAAACGGTCAAAGTTCATTCTGAAAATGCAGCCGGAAAGCGTGATTTTATTATCAGGGACACCGACAGCCGGAAAGTATGAACGCTTGTGGTCACAGGTTCAGTTGCTTGGGTGGAATATTACAAAAAAAGCGTTTTGGTCATCATACGTTCAGACTGAATGGGTTGAGAACGGGGACGGTTTCAAACGTGAAGTAATAACCGGGTACAAGCACACGGAACACCTGAAAAAGAAACTTGCAGATCATGGGTGCATCTTTATGAAAACCGCTGATGTGATTGAACTGCCGGAACAGACTGAACAGAAGATATTCTTTAAGGTGACACAGGCATACAAGTATTTTATCAAAAACAGTTACATCATGCTTGATACCCTGAATATGTGCAAGTTCAAGGATGATTCAGATTATTACGGTACGGATGTGACCCCACGGGTTGAACTGGTCGGTGATAACAGCCTGACCAAGATGCTATATGCACGGCAGTTGTGCGGACAGTGGCATAAGGAAAAACTGGAAGGTTTGCGGGACTTGGTTGAATCAACAGAAGATAGGCTGATTATATTCTACAACTTCACAGCAGAACTTGAAGCAATGCAGAAAAAACTTGCTGATCTGAACAGACCTTATTCAGTTGTGAATGGGTCAAAGAAGGACTTGACTGCATACGATCAGGCAGATGATTCAATCACATTCATACAGTACCAAGCCGGGGCAATGGGTGGTAACTATCAGAAAGCAAACAAGATTATTTATTTCACCTTGCCACTTGGCAAAGGGTCATGTGATATGTGGGAACAGTCAAAAAAGCGTATTCACCGCATAGGACAAGCCAAACCGTGCTTTTACTATTACTTACTGGTGAAGGGGACGGTTGAAGAAAGAAACCTTGCAGCGTTGAAAGAAGGGAAGGAACTGACAGATGAATTATTCAAAAATACTTAATTGGATATTTGGAATCATGGCATTTATCGGTGTATTCCTGATAATCGGTGCAGTCGGTGCATCTGACTATGCGGTTGAAATGGGAATATATGAACCACTTACTGCACACCTGAAAGAATACATCATTGGTGCGATTCTGATAATTCCCGGAATCATTTATTTGAAAATCACGGAAAGGGGTGATGAAAATTGAACTATTCAAAGAGCATGAGAAAGTCGGCAATGGTCAAAAGGGTCTTGATTCTGATTGGTGTTGCACTTGTCGTTGGTTTGGTGATTGGTAATGTGTCAGGATATACCATGAAAACTCATATAACCGCCAAGGACAAGCAGAAAACAGAAGAACAGACACTTGAACGGGATAATACAGAAACCCTTGTATATGGGGCGTATGATGACAGAACATTCACACAGGAAATTTCCCTTGACTGGGGTGCGGGTGATTTAGATTTCACACCGCTTGACTGCAAGATGCCGGAAGAACAACAGGAATTTACATATTACCTTTGTACCGGGTACAACATTGATTTTACCCTTGTTATGGCACTGATTCAGAATGAAAGCAGTTTTGACCCGGCGGTCATCAGCAAAACCAATGATTACGGTTATATGCAGATCAATCAGATCAATCATCAGTGGTTGACAGATACCCTTGGTGTTACGGATTTTACAGACCCGTATCAGAACATCAGGGCGGGCGTGTTCGTACTTAGAAAACTGTTTGAACGGTATCAAGATACCAATATGGTCTTGATGGCGTACAACATGGGTGAAGATGGTGCTGCCCGGTTATGGGAAAAGGGCATCTATTCAACCGACTATACAGAAAAAATACTGAACTATCAGACACAGTTCAATGAACAGTTGGGCGGTGATTAAATGGCAGCAGAAAAGAATTTTGAAAATAAGGTCAAAGCGTTCCTGAAGGACACCGGGGCGTGGCTGCTGAAATATTGGGGCGGTGCTGCTTATACAAAAAGCGGTATTCCTGACCTGTTGGTTTGTTCAGACGGGTGTTTCCTTGGCATTGAAGTCAAAGCACCAAACGGTGAACCGTCACTATTGCAGTTGGTCAACCTCAAAAAAATCAGAGAATCAGGCGGGTATGGAATTTTGTTGTACCCAAAGGATTTTGAACAGTTCAAAATGTTCATTGCAAAAAAATCAGAACTTAACGCTTGGTATCTTTCCAATATTGAAGATCAGAAGCGTTGGGAAATAAAATTATCAAAATAAGGAGTGAAAGAGCATGGCAGCAAAAAAGAAAGCAGATGCAGCGGTTGAGAATACCGCAGAAGTAACACAGAAAAGCGTTCAGGAAGAAATTGAACAGGTGGCAGTAGACAATGCAAAGGAACTTGACAATAAGAAGTATGTGGTTGACCACTTACTTTCAACCAAGCGTGAAGGAATGGAAGATCTGATTGATTATATGGAACAGATTGGATTCTTTGAAGCACCTTGCAGTGGTGGAAATCACCTTGCTTGTCAGTTCGGTCTTGTTCATCACAGCAGAAATGTAATGATGGCAGCAGAAAACATTGGTTATGCACTTCTTGGCAAAGTCAAGTATGCAGAAATACGTGATTCAGTCATCATTGCAGCAGCGTTACATGACCTTGGCAAGTGTGGTGATTATGGCAAGCAGATGTATGTGCCTAATATTTTGAAGTCAGGCAAGGCATCAGAAGCTAAGCCGTTCAAGCGTAACCCGGCACTTCTTCCACTTGACCATGCAACCCGCAGCATCAAGTTAGCAACCCTTTTTATTGACCTGACGGAAGATGAAGAATTTGCGATTAGATACCATGATGGTCTGTATGAATCAGCAAACTATGCAGTGAAGGGAAATGAAACCCCGTTATATTTGATTCTGCACTATGCTGATTTATGGTCAAGCAGAGTAACAGAAGGCAGCACAGATGAAGGGAGTGAAGAATAATGGCAGAGTATAAATATGATAACCCGCAGTTGACTGAATCATTTAAGAAATCCATGAATGAAGTATACGGTGCATCAGCATTTCAATACCCAAGATATGATTTACCTATGTTTGGGTTAGGTATACCAACGCCAAACACACATAATTCGGTTAGACCACATTTCAGTAGTCGCTATAAAAAGAATGAATTTTTAGAACCTGATCGTATCTTAAAATCTAAAAATGTAACAGTTGTATTTTGGAAAGATGGAACGAAAACAGTTGTTAAGTGTGCGAAAAATGAAGAACCTAATGAATATAATGCTTTCACCGCTGCACTTGCAATCAAATTATTTGGTACTAACAGCCGTGTGAAAAAGATCATCAAGAATAAAACAGTTATTCAGGAGAAGAAAGGAAAGGTGAAATAATATGGCACAGATGCTTTTAATTATGGGTGAATCAGGTACAGGAAAAAGGACCAGTATGAGAAATTGCGATCCGGCAACAACCGCCGTTGTGAACCCGGTTGGTAAGCCGTTACCGTTCAAGGGTAAGTTCACAATGTTGAACAGTGAGGTTGAATCACGCAAAATCTGCAAGTTTATGAAGGAACAGGCAGCAGCCGGGAAGAAGTTACTGGTGGTTGATGACTTCCAGTATATTCTTTCAGTCCCTTACATGAACCGTATCAAAGAAAACGGTTGGGATAAGTGGAATGACTTCGGTGCGAACTACTTTGAAATCATTGAGGTGTGCAAGGAACTTCCTGATGATGTGGTGGTTGCTTATATGACCCACACAGAAACCCTTGAAAATGGCGTTACTACTATTAAGCTGATCGGAAAATTACTTCGTGAGAAGATCACCATTGAAGGACTTTTCACCATTGTACTTAGAACAGGCGTGAATGAAGGAAAGTATTACTTTTACACACAGAACAGTGGCAAGGACACGGTGAAGTCACCTATGGGAATGTTCCCGGCATACGCCATTGACAATGATCTGAATTATGTAGCCGATAAAATCCGCAACTTCTATGAAGTCGGTGAGTATAAGACAGATGCAGAAATGGGTCAGGCTGATGCACAGGCTGCATCCGATCTTGAAAAGCCGGATGCAAACGGCAGACGGGCAAGGGGTGGAAAAAAGACCACATCCACAGCAACACCACCTACCACAACAGAGGATGCAGCACCAAAGACAGGCAGAACCGCCCGCAAGACACATGATGAAGTGGTGGCTGAAAATAATCAGAAAATGGCTGATTATATGGCAGAGCGTGACAAAGCTGTTGATGCCGTTGCAAATGGGCGTGAAGAAATCCCGTTTGAAGAAGCGTGTGCAGCAGCGGATTCTGTACCGCAGCCGGAACTTGAAACACCGCCAAGAAGAACCCGCAAGGAAAGAAAGGCAGCAGAACAGGATGGTACAACAAACACCGATTCTGAAAGTGTTGTACTGGATGCAGATACTTACTTCTATGTTCCGGCTGATGACAATTATGTGATGAAGCATAAGGGTGACAAGGTTGACCTGATTGGTGACGGTGTGGAAG